ATTACGCTTATTTATTAGGTCAACAAACGTTCTCAAATCCTGAGGCGGTTAATATTAACTTATTTGTTACTCCGGGTATTGATTATTCAAATAACTCTGATTTAATTGCTGAGGCAATTGAAATGATTGAGTTCAACAGAGCTGATTCATTATATATTTGTACTACGGCTGACAGTGATTTATTTATCCCAAGTCCGGACCCAAGTGCGTTAATTTACCCACAAGAGGCGGTAAATATTTTAGAAGAAAGTGGTATTGACTCTAACTACACGGCAACTTACTACCCTTGGGTATTAACAAGAGATAGTGTAAATAACACTCAAATTTATTTACCACCGACAGCTGAGGTTACAAGAAACTTGGCGTTAACTGATAACATTGCGTTCCCTTGGTTCGCGGCGGCAGGTTACACGAGAGGTATTGTAAACGCGGTTAAAGCGAGAAAGAAACTTACTCAAGAAGATAGAGATACTCTTTACCAAGGACGTATTAATCCAATTGCTACATTCTCAGACGTTGGAACAGTAATTTGGGGTAATAAAACTCTACAAGTAGCTCAATCAGCACTTGATAGAATTAACGTAAGAAGATTATTACTTCAAGCTCGTAAATTGATTTCTGCGGTATCTGTAAGATTATTGTTTGAACAAAACGACCAAAAAGTAAGACAAGACTTTTTAGATTCTGTTAACCCAATACTTGATAGTATTAGAAGAGATAGAGGTTTAATTGATTTCCGTGTAGCTGTTTCAAATACACCTGAAGATTTGGATTCAAACACTTTAACAGGTAAAATTTATTTGAAACCTACAAGAGCGTTAGAATACATTGATATTGAGTTTGTTATCACACCTACGGGAGCGTCTTTTGATGACGTATAAATAAAAAAATAAAATGGGGGTTTAGAAATATTCCCCCATATATATCATAATAAAAAGAATATGAAAATTGAAAAAAAATTAATTAAGGAGTCTTTAGGTGATAAACAGGTTAGTCCTAAAACGTTTTCACAAAAAAAACAAAATATTATTCTAACTGAATCTCAATTAGAAAAATTATTACTAAAACTTCAAAAGTAATGGACGTTAAAAGACATGTATTTAATTATTTAAAACGTAAAAGTTTAAATGAGGGGGTAACTGTAGAAGGAACTCCTGACTCAAAATACTATGCCTTTGATTGGGATGATAATCTTGTTTTTATGCCAACACAAATTATTGTGATGACTGAAAACGACGAGGAGGTTGGTTTGTCTACTGAAGATTTTGCTGAACACAGACACCAAATAGGTAAAGAACCATTTTCTTATAAGGGTACAATGGTGGTTGATTATGCTCCCGATCCATTTAGAAATTTTGCAGTTAAGGGGGACAAAAGATTTATTATTGATTCGATGTCAGCAAGTCCTGGACCGTCGTGGAATGATTTTGTGGAGTGTGTTAATGGTGGTTCCATTTTTGCAATTATTACAGCAAGAGGACACAGTCCTGAAACATTAAAAGAAGCAACATTAAATTACATTCTTTCTAACCATAATGGTATTGACAGTAAAAAAGTTGTTGAATCTTTAAAACAATATAGGAATTGGGCAGAAAACCCAATAGACGAATCGTATAACATAAACTTTATAGATAAGGATATTATTACAGAGTATTTAGATTTGTGTCGTTTTGAACCTGTAACGTTTGGAGAAGGTAGTGCTGCTAACCCCGAAGAGGGTAAAATAAATGCAATGAGAAAATTTATTTCGTATTGTAAGGAATTGGCTCAAGAAATAGGTAAGAAAAGTTATTTTAAAAATGATATTATAAATGACGAAATTATCCCCTTTATTGGTTTTTCAGATGACGACCCTAGAAATATTGAGAAAATGAAAGATTTTATAGAAAAAGAATATGAAGAAAAACCAGTAAGAATGTATTTAACTAAAGGAGGAGAAAAAAAAGAAGTTTAATAATTAAGTCCGGTCTAGTATAAGGATAATTTTAAACCAAAAAAAAGTAAATAGAAAAAAAATAAACGAACAGATATTTATCAAATAAATAAAACAAATTAAAAAATAAGACATGGCTGATTTATTAATGAAAATGCCCTTTCAGTACGAACCTAAAAGAAAAAACAGGTTTATATTGACATTCCCTTCTTCTTTGGGGATTAACTCTTGGTATGTTGAGTCAACTACAAGACCTAAAGTTACAATTAAAGATGTTGAGATACCATTCTTAAACACTTCTACATATGTTGCGGGGCGATTTAATTGGGAGTCCATGGATGTTACTTTCCGTGATCCTATTGGGCCTTCAGCGTCACAGGCGTTAATGGAGTGGGTTCGTCTACACGCAGAGTCTGTAACGGGACGTATGGGATATGCTGCAGGATACAAAAAAGACGTTGACTTAGAAATGTTGGACCCAACAGGGGTAGCAGTTGAAAAGTGGATTCTTCAAGGAGTATTCTTAACTAGTGTTGATTTTGATTCATTAGGATATAGTGAAGACGGGTTAATCACTGTTAAAGCAACAATGAGACCTGATAGATGTATTTTAGTGTACTAACACAAATATAAAAATAATTTTAAGAACCTCACTAACAAAGTGGGGTTTTTTTGTTTACATACACCATTAATCATTTATTTTTTAATAAAAAATTATTATGGATCAATCAGCAATTTATGGGCAACAAGATTTTAACTTACCACACGACGTTGTTAAGTTACCGTCAAAAGGGGTATTTTATAAACCAAAAAAAGAATCATTAAAGGTTGGGTATTTAACTGCCTCAGATGAAAATCTTCTAATGTCACAAAATATTCCAATAGACGGGTTAATAACCACACTATTAAAAAACAAAATTTACGAACCTGGATTTGACGTAAATCAATTATTAGACGCAGATGCTAAGGCGGTTTTATTATTTTTAAGAAACACATCTTTCGGTCCTGAATATATAATATCAGCAATTGACCCCCAAACTAATAGAAAATTTGAATATTCGTTAAAGTTAGATGAAATAAATTTTACAGATACTATTCATAAATCTAATGAAAATGGGTTATTTGAATTTATTTTACCATCGTCTAAAGCTTCAGTTAAATGTAAACTGTTAACTTTAGGTGATACTAATGAAATTGATAAATTAAAGGACTCCTACCCACAAGGTATGATTGCTCCAATTATAACCAAAAGATTAGAAAAACATATTGTTGAATTAAACGGTGATCCCGATAGAATGAAGATTGCTACATTTGTTAATCAAATGCCAATCTCCGACTCTAAAAATCTAAGAAAATTATTAAACGAAGCTGAGCCATCGATAAATCTTAAAAGAACTATTATAGCCCCGTCTGGAGAAAGAGTTGATGTTGACATCGCTTTTGGGGTTGAGTTTTTTCGTCCTTTCTTCTCAATATAAACAATCGTTATTAGATGAAATTTTTTATTTAGTAAGTAAATGTCATTTTTCTTATAGTGACGTTATGAAAATGCCTTCATTTGAAAGAAGGTACTTTATAGATAAATTGATTGAAAGTTATAATAAATAACATTATAACCACCTATTTATATAAAAAATAAAAAATTATGTTTCTATATACCGTAACTTCTGATCCTAATGCTGCTGCAAGTACCGCCGGAGACGGATCAACTAGTCAATACACCAATGTTCAAGGAACTATTGAACAAATAGACGACTTAAAAAAGGCTTTAACTAACTTTGTTGTCAGTACTAATTGGAAAACCATTTTAGAAAACGCGAATAAAGAACTTATTTCTATGAACGATCAAGCGTTATCGTTACAGAGATCGATGGGTGGTGTCGCTATGGGTACTAATAACTTCAGAGAAAGGATGTATTTAGCATATCAAACCACTATGGATATCGGAGCTTCTTTTAAAGATGTAACAACCGCTGTTGAGGGATTAGCGGAAGGTATGGGAAGAATAGTAAATCCAAGCACTCAAGTTTTACAAAATATTGTGGAGTTGTCTAAAGCAACAGGAGAGTCTACAAAAGAAAAAAATAAAGAAGTTGACTCAATTATAGATATTATTGGAACTTTTATTAAGCAAGATAGCGAGACAGGAGTAATCTACGTAAAAAGAAGCGAAGATGGAAAAATTA